CTTTGAGTAATGTGCGTTGGCGGTCATCTTCGGTTTCTGCTAGTAGCTGTCCGGCGATCTTATCAATTGCCTTCAAGCCATTAGCTCGCACGTAGGGATTTCCGTCAGTTGTCGAGGATTTAGCCCGTAAGCTATTCACCTCTTGTGTCAGCTCGGCGACTTGCGTCTTAAGCTGTTCTATATCGTTATGCTGGATATTCTCCGGCTCGTCAATAACTCCGACGACGTTATCAATAACGCTTTTCTCAAAGCCAGCGCTCTGGAGTGACTTGTAGGCCATCACTCGGGCTTCGGGGTTAGCTGGCACATTTACTGCCGAGATTTCGAGGAGTTCTTGCTTGGTAAATGTATTGCCTTCAGCTTCGAGCGGCTTAAAACCAACCGAGAAGCTGTTAATGATACCCTGATCAAACATCTGTTTGATAGCTCGGGCTTCCGGCGTAATGTCGTGAAACTCTGGCTCGAATACCATCGCCGCACTCTCACCCTTGCCGGTGGTGTGCAGGTTCTTCGCAGTGCCGATAGCTGGGATCGAGTGATCGTGCGCCCACAAGAGAATTGGGTTGGCCATAAAGTTTTTCGTATCCCAACCTTCAACTAATACTTTCTCGCCATGTCGATCTTCGACGGCTGTCGAGGCAATGGCAATCATTTTCTTGCCTTCCCTCTCAACACTTGCTTTCACTCTATACATAAATAAGCTCCTAGATTAGATAATTCTAGCTAATAACCTAGCCAGCAAATCGTCAAGAACTTACAGCGTATCTACCTTTGCCTGTGTTACATCAGTGTTAGATAGGATTTCGCCAACCACTACACCAGCACTACCTGCAATCGTATGAGCCGTCAGAGGCTCGTCCCACACCCCACCAAGGCTAGGCACGGTCGCAATAGCAGGTGCTACAGGCAATCCCTCTGCCCACAAGTCCAAGTTACCAAGGTCAATCGCCACACCAGCAGGGTAGGCGATGTTCACATCGTCGACATAAAAGACGTTATTCGGTGAAGTGGCATCGCTGGCACCTGTTAGTTTCATTTCAATCTGTCCGTAGTTAGTGGTTGGGGTGAATACACAAGACAGTAGTTGCCAATCAGTTGTGTTAGTGGCGACTGTGCTGGTAGTTGTTCCGTTGTCGTAATTTATGGTTAGTGTGGGGTTAGTGTGAGTGCCTGCCCAGTAAGCGGCGTTGTTTATCTTCACCCATAGTGATACAGTCATTGTCTTGTTCTGGATATCACCTGTTGGGATAGTTTGTTTCCAAGTCATTAGGTCGCTACCATTGCGAGAGTCAAACTTTAGTGCATAACCCCCTGCTGTTCGGACGGTAGTGTCAGATAGTCCTGTGCCTGTACGGTAGATTGTGCCGTTACGGAATACACTGCGGTCTTTGTTGGTCGTGCCACCCTCATTAGTAATTGCAATATATGAACCCTCAATCATATAGGGTTGCTCGGTCGTGTTTAAGGTGATGTTAAAGTCAGGGTTGTCCACAACAAAGTTAATCAGGTTACAAGCTGACTTGGGTACAAAGAAAGAGGTAGAGCCGATAGCCCCCCAAGTGCTTAGCCCTTTATCATTTCTGATTGTCGTATTGGATATAGTCTGGATTAGCTGGATACCTGTCGGGCAAGAATTCCAAGTGTTATTAGACCAGTCCTCGCAGTTCACATAATTAGCTAAATACAGTTGCCAACCACCACCTGAGCCACCTTTAATATAATTATCTTTGAACACTCCATTTTTACCGTTCAGATACCCTAGAGCCATATTTTCAAAAGTGCAGTTTGTTATCTTCAAAGTCAATACACCGTTCTGTGGATAAACTCGTGCAGCCGACCAAGTCATACCTGAATAATTATTATCTTCCTCTACAGGATTGTCTGTCCAGGTGTCGAGTTGTTGAGCAGAAACCATACAGGCCGAGCCAATCGCTACACAATAAGATATTTTAACTCCTAGTTCTGGTCGATAGCCATTAAAAAATGTTCCGTTTTGAGCAGCGTTATTATACGGATACCTAACACAATGCGTTACTTCAAACTTTGATTGGTAAGCGTTAGGCTCGCTAGCAATACCCAATGCACCACCAGAGGAGTAAAGTGACACTGTATTAGCACTACAATCACCAAAATAGTCTACGCCTTGCATATAAAAATTAGAGGGCGTACCGACACTGTATTGAAAGCCACCAATACTTGCAGAACCTGATATCTTAAACTTTGCTCCTAACTCGTTGAGTTTATAAGCATAGCCCCCAGCCTTGCGTTTGTAGGAAGTTGTCCCAGGCGTAAAGTTTACCCTGGTAGCTGTGGTTGAGGTTACAGTATGCTTTTCAATATTCTGGTTAGCCACTTGGTCTACCCAAGATAGATAGAACTCATCGCCAACATTTATGCCAGTTGTATCTGTCGTGTCGAAGTAGGTTTGTCCAATCGGTACATCGGCAGTCATTTCATATTTATAAGTGGCAGGGTATTCGCCGTACATCAGAATTGTGCCTCTTGGTGAGTTATATGGTCCTGCCCCTCTGAACCCCCAGTTTGTACCAACTGTACGGTAGGTTATGTTAATAGTCGCCTGCTTATTGGCTGGTACTGGAGTGGTTGAAGTGCCGACTTGCCAGCCACCGTGTGAACCCCAGCATATCAATCCATCAATGGTTAGAGTAGTCGGGGCTGAACTAGGTTGTATTTGTAGATTAACCTGATTATTGGTCTTAGTCGGTGGTGTGCCTTTAGATTTACAGACCAGAAGTGCAATAGCATTACTACTATCGCCTGTACTTAGCGTACCCCTAACTTGAGTATCATCAGAGATAGTTACGATATCTTTACAGATAACAGTATCATTAGCTGAAAAGCTGGTTAGATTATCGCACCAAGTAGCAAACATCGCCGACGAGCCATTAGAGGTTTGTAAATACCACCAGGGCGATAACATCGCAGTTTGCGAAACCTCAAATGTCCATTTGCCAGGAGTAGTATCTATAGCGTAGGGCGTTGGAAACTCGAAAGGTGTAACCCAGTAACCAAAGTATGAACCCGAGTTGTTGGTAATGTCATCAGCAGTCAAGGTAACGCTAGCTCGTTCCGTACCTGACTCTTTGAGTTTAACTGTTATACCTGTGGTAACTCCACTAGAATAAGGTTGGTAAAGGGTTAAGACTACTCCTTGACAGTTGCCAGCATTAGCAAAGGTAACGTTGATAGTTTTAGCAGTGTTAAGTGTTAAGACTGATGAGCTATATGGGCTGAGATTATGAGCCTCAACTTGATAGAAGTTATTGGCTGTCTTAATGTCAGTGTCTTGCTTGGAAATAATTACTGCCATTATAGGTTCTCCTCGTAGCTGTCTAGCACTTTCTGGATTTCAGCTAGCAACATTTCTTTAGTGTCGCCTAGTTTACCCATTGTCATTAAATCAGGGAAAACAATCTCATCACCGTCAGAGATATCCCAAGTAACATAGGGCTGTTCGGTGTCTGAACCTAGATTGTAGTATTTCTTGTTGATTGGCTTATACATAAGTTAAACTCCCTCGATTTGTCCAGTTAGTTGCGTAGCTACTTGCTCCCGTAGCATATTCTCGAACATTGGTAGCTCTTGTACGGCGATAAATATACCAGTGACCACCAGTTTCTTCATAGCCCACATATACATAGGTAGCTGTTTTTTCGTAGTCTTGCCAAGTGTAGCCAGTAGTTGTAGCTGCAGGCGTTTGCCAACTATAATCTTGATCTGCATTACTATCTTTTGTGAGCACTTGCCCTGTATTGCCGCCAGCTAAAAGTGTAAGGTTAGCCTTAAGATCCAATGCGGCTTGTAAATCTAATTGATCCGCAAGCGTTCCTGTAATCGTTCCCCAATCAGTAGATCCAACAATCGGTCCTGTGCCAGTGCTACTCCCACCAATAACTTCTTGAACAATTGTATCTTCCTCGCGGGCGCGTCCAAGAATAGCGTCAAACTTTGTTTTCGTCATGCGATGTTCGCCTTATCTCTTAGAACATAATCGAGCTTCAGGCGATCCTTCCACGCCTGCTTATATGCACCACGCTTGCCAGTTGCGAATGTCGAACTCTCACCCTCCGTACCAGATCCAATTCGCTGAATAAACCAATCACTATCTTTATTCAAATAGCCGATATAGCGCACACCATTTTCTTCTATACTGTTTGCATAATCGTAGCGGGCGTATATGTCTTGCTCTAACGCCTTTTCAATATGCCCGAATACTGATTTTAGCGTGCTTATCTCGCCCTTAAGTTCAGTAAAGGCAGCAATAGTCATCTCGGGGTCTAATTTGTTTTGTAGAGCCTCTAATTGCGCTGATGTTTTGTTTGCAATTTCTGCAAGCTCTTTTGTATTGATTGTATTATGCACAATAGGCGGATTGATTTCAGGAATTTCTACCTTAATCTCTTTCTCGCTAAGAGCTGCAAGCTTTTCTGCTATCTCAGCTTGTTGAGCTTCTAGCTCCTTGCGCTTTTGCGCACGCTTTTTAAGTAAGGCAAGTTTGCGCTCATTCATTGATAAGCCCCTCTAGCTCTTTTGCGTACTCGCGCTCTTTGGCTAGTTCTTCTTTTAGCTTCTCAATCTCATCTGCATTAGGATCTGCTACTACTTTCTTTGCCTTCTTAGGCTTAAGTGCGCCCGAAAGAGTTTTTGTGAACTCATCAGCAAGTACTGGCAGAATGTCGCAACGGCAGCGAACGTGAAGCGGTGGTGCTTCTAAGTGCGAGTAATCAAGCGTCATAACATTGCCTTGCCCGTCCTCAATCGTATCGCCCTTATTCGCAAAGTTTGCGTCTAGTGCTACATCTTGATAATCTTTTTCAGCCTGCAAGCAGAACTCGCAAACATCGCTATCGCCAGCCGTAGTCCATTGCTTGCCAATCACAGCGTCAGATTGCTTATAGGCGTCAGTAGTAGCGAGGTTAGCCGTACGCAGCACTTCAGTCCGGACGACGGTATCTATCTGCTTCTGGCGAGCGTTATCGAAAAAGCCAGCCACTTCACTTTTTATATCATTCACCGTTGCGCCGTTAGCGGTCAGGGTGACGATCTTATCGG